ATTGAAGAGCCACCCAGGATAAGGAATATCCAGGCTGTGCCGACTTCGATAACTGCGTTTGTTGGGGTGTTTGAACGAGGCCCCGTTAGGGTCCCAACGTTCGTGACTTCGTTTGATGAAGTCGTAGAAAAATATGGCTCTTACATCTCCAACTCAGATATGATCGCCGAACTTGAATACTTCTTCAGGAACGGTGGTAATGCTGCCTGGATCACGAGGGTTGTCCACTATACAGACATCAACGATTCGGCGACATCGACAGCAGTAAAGGGCGAGCAAGTCATCGTCGATAGGGGCGGGGTCGCTGGCCCTGCTGTTTTCGATTCTTCCGCCGGACCATTCAACCTCGAACCAGGGGAAATCCTCGAGGTCAATATAGATGGTGCTGGGGCCAATCCACTTACTTTCGCTGCTGCTCCTGCGAAGGCTACTCCGGCAAACAATGAGACATATGCATTGGTCAACGGAGATACTCTGATCTATCAGGTCAAACCCGTTGGCTCCGCTACGCTCTCTGAGAAGCGGACAATAACATTCACAGATGCTGACCCCCTGATTACTGCCATCGGGACCACGACGGCTCAAGAGATCGCTAACTTCATAAACCGCGATGGCCAACATATCAAGGCCACCCTCATCGCTGGACCTAAGTTTGAGATCGAGAGCGACAAGAAGGGGTCGGGGGCTCAACTCATCATCGATCCCCTCTCTACCGCCATCGCTGTTGGCAAATTCAACATGCCTCCAGGGACGACTAGCGGGTCAGGTAACGTTTCTGATATCGATGCTGTCACGGCAACTGAGATCGCCGGTCTCCTTACTGCACTCCCACTGTCATCAGGGACGGCTGTTGTCGAAGCAACTACGAAGGTTCGTCTGCAATCGACGGGTACCGGCGTAGGCGCTACCATCGTCGTGACTGCTTCCACCACAGCTAGTGGCATCTTTGCTGGAACTCTCCCCGTGACTGTTCTTGGAACGGCAGCTGCCGAATCTCCAAGTATCAAGATCGTAGCTAGAGACCCTGGATCATTTATCGCGAATTATTCTGTCGTGATAGAGGCCCCAACATCTGGTGAATCAGCTAGGTTTAATCTTCGAGTGAATAAGGGTACTCGGACTCAAGAAGTTTGGGCGAACCTTAGCTTGTCTTCAACTGACACTAGGTATGTTGACAACTTCCTGGCAGCAAATAGCAAACTGATTGATTCCATCGATCAGAGTTCCCCTGCTACTCCTCCGAACAACCTTCCCAAGCTTGGCACGTTTTCAGCCTGGGCAAGTCAAAACGATGGTCTAGTCGGTCTTACAGATACAGATTTCATCGGAACCTCGGCGGGTCAGACCGGGTTGTTTGCGTTGAATCAAATCTCGCAGATAACCATTCTTGTTGTTCCCGGGAGATCGACAAGCGCTGTTCACAATGCGATGGTTTCGTATTGTGAAGTCACGAGATCGGGGACGTGTTTTGCCATCCTTGACTGTCCTGCTGGATTGGATGAGCAACAGGTCAAGACTTACTTCGAGACTACTGCTGGGCTTGGCGGGCTTTCTGAGTTTGCGGCCTTCTACTGGCCACGTCCGAAGGTTCTCAATCCTTCGACGAGCGTCTATGGTACGACCAGCGATGGCAACATAGCCATACCTCCATCTGGAATCATCGCCGGGGTCTATGCGAGAGGAGATGCGGCTCGTCCAGGCGGGATCTATGATCCACCAGCTGGGATAGAGAATGGTCGTTTGTTTGGTGTCCTTGGTTTCGAGACAGATGATGTTCTTGACGAGGCCAAGCGGGATGTCGTTTATCCTGCTCGCATCAATCCGATTACTGCTCTCGAGGGTGGATCGGTCAGGTTCATTGATGGTTCAAGGACCCTCAAGGGAGATGGCAACTTCCCAACTGTTGCGGAGCGTCGTGGAGTCATCTTCATTGAGTCGAGTCTGAAAGTCGGTCTCTTGTTCGCCAAACACAAGAAGAATGATAGAAGGCTCCGTATGGCCGTTCGTAGGGCCATACAAGCGTTTTTGATGATCCAATACGACAACGATGCATTCAGGGGATCAACGCCCTCTGAGAGTTACTTTGTAGACGTCAGTGATGGTCTCAATCCTCCAGAGAAGGTGTTTGCTGGTGAGTTGAATGCCCGGATCGGTTTGGCTACTCAGAAGTCTGCTGAGTTTATTGTTCTCAAGTTCACTCAGGACACACGGGCTCTCGAAGAGCGGCTCGCCAACCTCGGTTGAGCGAATAGGAGATAACCATGGCAATCAAGGGAACCCCAAGGTCTTTTTACAAGAAGTTCAAGTTTACAGTTGAGGAAAAGGGCATCACTTGGGCTGGATTCAGAACATGTTCTGATTTGCGTATTCAGGTTGCCAAAATCGAACAGCGTGAAGGCGGAGCCCTGATACCCAACAAATCCCCTGGCCTGGTCACGGTTCCGGATGTGACTCTTGCTAGGGGAGCCACGGCCGATAAAGACCTTTGGGATTGGATGAAAGAGGTCGTGGAATCCGGCTCTATAGCGGCTTCTCCTAAACGCCAACTTGATATTGTCCAACATGACAGGCGTGGTCTTGAGATAAGGCGTTGGCAGTTAGTCAACTGTTGGCCGATTGATTTCAAAGCCGGGGACTGGGACAACGAAGCCGACGAAAACGTCATCGAAGAAGTCATCTTGGCTCTTGATTATTTTACTACTGATCAAGATTTTGGAACAGGTTTCAACTTCTAAGTCATCAACATTCATTCGGAGTTAATCATGTCAGTTGAAACAATCACCAAAGAAACCGTTAAGGGTAAGGCACTGAACGAACTCCAGGGACTCAAGACTGTTGTTCTTGCCGGTGCTGGTGCAGCCACAAACATTCCCGTCACTGGCCTTAAGGTGTCGGACACCATTCAGTCTGTGCTGCACCAAGACGGTGTGAGTGGTGTGATGCTGGGCGAGTTGTCTGCCGAGGCTAGTATTCCGACTGCTGGCAACTTGCAGATTTCAACCACAGTCACTACGGGCAACAAACTCATCCTGAATTATTGGTCAAAGCCATAATCCAGAATGTAGGGATCTTTGACTCGAATAGGGTCTTTGGTCCTTGTCATCTCGAGGCTATTAGTCTTGAGTCTACGAGGTGGGTGATAGGTGGAAGCCATCTTGATCTCACCTCGTTTCATTAGAGAAACCGAGACAGACTAGATTATTGAAAAGGAGACGAGATGCGCGAGCACTCAGTCAATTGCCCATCGGGCCTCTCTGTGACGATCCGCGAGTACAAAGTCAAAGACGAGGATCTTCTAGCAGATCCCAAGTCTATCAAGCGCGGAACCGCTATCACTTCCCTCTTAGACGCAATCACTGTTCGTGTTGACGATCAAGGTCCCTATGGCGAAAAGTTCACTTGGGCTGATGCGTTACAGGGTGATCGTGTTGCCGTCATGCTCTCTAACAGGATTTTCACTTGGGGCGAGATTTACGAGTTCAGGGTTCAGTGTCCGATGTGTCGCCAGGCATCAAAGGCATCTGTAGATCTCACAGAACTCGAGTTGAAGATGCTCCCCGAGACTTCTTTCACTCACGTTGGGAGTCCAAAAGAAAATCCATTGAGCGTCGTCCTTCCCGGATGTGAGAAACGCGTCAAGTTTCGTCTTCTGCGGGGGCGAGATGATAAGGCCATGCAGAAGTTGGCAGTACAGAACAAGACATCGATGTCTTCCTCGTATATCAGGTATAGGCTTTACGATGTGGATGGTGTTTCTTCTTCCGAATTGAGATCATGGATAGAGGATCTCGGCGGACGAGACGCATCTATCCTGAGAGCTGCATTCGAGGAACATGATTGTGGAGTCCAACAGGAGATAGAGTTTGAGTGCGATCATTGCAACAATGAATGGTTGGAGGATGTGAAGTTTGGCGCGGATTTTTTGTTTCCGAAGTTCCGAGGGAAGACCACGACATGATGATTATGGTCATGCTCGCTAACAACCCAAACAGATCAAGATTTAACCTGACTTATTCAGATGTTCTTGAACTACCATTGAGCTTGAGGG